GTACTCATAATCCTTTCAATCCTTTCTTGTAGTGTATCGCACTTTTGCAAAAAAATAAAGTGCGTAAGTTTTTGTTACCGGTAACTTACACACTTTATATTACACTCCCATATTCAATACGAAGATCTGCTCCCAATCTATTGAATGCCGCCTTTATTTTATACTCACAATTCCTCTTAGTCCATTCAATACGTCCTTGATACTCTTTGATTTCCTGCTCAAGCTCCGTAGCTTGTCGTTGCAGTTCTTGTTCATTAAGCTTCGCTAAATCCAAATTCTTACGAAGGTCCTTAATTTTATCCTCCTTACGAATAAGCAACCCATCTAGCCTTTTCTGTTCCTCTTCATATTTGAGCAACTCTTGCTTTAATTTCGCCACCAATGCTTTTTGCTGTTCAAAGTCCTTGCTTTGTTCCTTTAGTTCCTTTAGTTCTTTTCTAACTTTTTTAAGCTCCCCCTTGCAAGCTTCTAATTGAGCCCCCTCTTTAATCGTCTTATCTGCATTTTCTGCTTTAACAGCATGATCAGTATTATTACCAGTTTTTTCCAATTTCTCCACTAAATGCTTAGCTGCATTAACAGGTACGTCAACAGGATTTTCTTCATAATTGGAATGCAACCATCCTTGCAATAAATTTATATTTTGCTGACACTTTTTAGAAAATCTATCAATCTTCATCATAGATATAATTTCATCAAATAGCTTTATAAATTCATCGAAATTTTTACTTTCTAATCCATTATCACGCAAAAGCTGAATATCTGGTAACGTTTCAGTATGCATCTCATCAAGCATATATTTTTTGAATGCTCGATCCGCTTGTCCATACAACCTTTTTTCCGTATTAGTAAGGATGCCTCCGAACTGCCTGGTACATGGGCATGAAGACAATATGTGTCACTATTTTAGACACTATTCAGATTGCGTCTTATATAGGCATAGACGCTAGCTTCATCTATAAGCCACCTTTTACCGAATTTAAAACCCGACAAGCATTTACTTCTGACTAAGAGGTACACCTTGTCGGGTTTATTCATTCGGAGGATTGTTGCGGCTTCTTGTGCTGTAATCAATGTTACTTTATCAACCATTTATGTGTCACCACTGCTCCCTTCACTTTCAAGTTCTCAGATAAAGACAAAGGCACTGTTATCTCTATTGCCTTGTCTCTTGCGTAATTACGCTGAACAGACAAAGGGATATAAGACACTCCGTCTACCTTGCCATAGCCTACTCCAATTTCCCATGTAGGACGCAATTCAGACAACAAGGGAGTTAGGTCAATGGTCTGCTTTATGGTTGCTTGTGGTGCTTTAGCAGTAGCAGTATCACTAGCACTATCAGTTGCACTAGTAGCTTTTGAAACAACTGGTACTGTCACCACCTTTCCATTGATTTCTGCTGTATATGTCTGCGACAACTTTAAGTCTGCATCTGTAGCTTTCGTTTTCTCCGTGACACTTATTGATGTCGTTGTAGAGATTGAATTATCTGAATATTCTGATGCAATAGCACCTTTTGTTGTCTCCGTCTGTTCTTTGTGTGTCTTTTGATAATAAGCATATGTGCATATGCAGAAGACAACAAGGAGAAGACAATACATCATATTCTTTCTAGTAGTCACCATTCTAATCACCTTTTGACAAGTTACGAATTTTCTGACAATTTGCAATTTCTAGGGTTGTATGCTAATGACTACCTGCAATAGCTTTGCCGTTATCTCAAGGAATGTTAATAGAGGTCTATACTCAGGATTAAAACTTGAGGATAAAATATCTATAAACCATAAAAGACAAAACAGGATAATAAAGACAAGTAGTCCATAACTGAAAATTAGTTTGATACGCTGCATAGTTACTCCCGTAATATTTAAGTGGAAGACAACACCCCATGTGTACGGAGGGCAAGATACACAAGCGCCTACAATAATACTTTGCTGAAAAACAAACACAAAAAAAAGACAAAGTAGCAGGTGAGGAGCATCATCTTCCAAATAAACCAAAGATAGATAAGAGAGAAAAAAGGAGACAATACATAGCATCGCCCATGAGAGAAGTAGATAGAATTTTCTGACAATTCTCCGCGACGTTGGTATATAGCAACTAATGGAATTTCACATGTCTATAGCATGCATAAGTATCTATAGAAGTATAAGATTTACTATGTATATGTTATTTAGTTATTTATAAACAATCATCTATAGCAATCTATTATCTCTATAGTATCTATAGACAATAGCATCTAAAGTATCTAAAGTATCTATAGTAGTCTATAGGTGTCTATAAGTATCTATAAGTGTCTATAGGTGTCCACAGCAACTAGGGCATGAGTGATTGTCTATAGCAACTTTAATTGTTTTTTTTGCCCCTTCTTCTATTAGTGTGAAGATACCAAACTGGTATAGTGTGCAGAATTAATAAACTACATGATTTTATTTATTATACTTAAACCGTAATATTCATTGATTTTTCGTTTATATTTGTCAGGTACAAGTGCAGGATTGTATTCTTTATGAGTTACTCCCCAGTCCTCATCCATCCATTTTTCTAGCTGTTCTGTCATAAGCTCATCCATACCTGTTTGTGCATCTCTGTCTAATACCTCCTGCCAAAACGCTACAGCCATTGCAAGCGCATCTATTCTATCATCGTGGGCAAGAGCACCCTTCTCTCTTGTAAGTCTTGTAAGCTGATAGACAAGGGAAAACTGCTGATTTTTCTCATATACACGATAATCATCTGTAATGACGGAGGTGTTCACTATAAGCTTGTGTCTTGCCATTACAGGCTCTAGCACATCAATCATGCGTGCTTCTTTTTGCTTATAGTTCTTTACTTCCTCATAGGCGCAAGGGTGAATGTTATTTAGAATAGGCTTGAATAGTTGTCCCCACATACCGTCACCAAAGTTAGCTTCAGAGACAACATTATTTACACCCCAGTATTTACACTTATTAGCAAGAAGTGTTAGTGTCTCATCACCATAGCCGTCTCTAAAGCCACCTACCTCCATAAGGAATAGATAACCGTTGAGTATCTTTACTACTGCATATGCAAGCTCATCACTACCCCTACCACTAGGGTCTATTGCCATGACACATCCAGTGTACTTACTTGTCTCTTGCGACCTAAAGAGATATGAGTAAAAGAAGTCACCTTTAAGCGCTACACATGGAATATCTTTAAGACGCTGTTCAAAGCCGCTAGCCCAACTCCATTTTAAAGACGCTTCTTCCATGTCAAGGTCGGTAACTATCCAGTCTTGCACCTTCAGAGGAAAACGCTCTGCATCAGATAAAGAGGTGTTGAGCATGAATTGAAGTGCAAAGCCTGCCTTACCATAAGACAATCTACGCTTTGCAATTTCCTCTTCATTAAAACGCAAAGGGTCTATTGGAGTACCTGCCAAGAAAGGACTGTCTTCAAGCTTCTTACGAATGAAGGGTGCAAGTCGTTCACCATAGACATCAAGCTCTTTCTTTGTCTCAGGATATAATACGGGATAAACAGTGCAGGTGTATCCTCTGTTCTGTAATTCGTTATACAGTGATTCTTCTGTCTGCGGAGTGCCAAGGTATATTATTTGCCCATTCGGCTTGAGGATAGCATCATACTCTTTTACCGCTTCATTGAGCTTGTCTCTTTGTATCTGCGTACCAGAGTTATTAGATACTTCCACGTCATCTGATATTAGTATATCCGCACGACTACCCGTAATCTGACTGGTGATGCCTACGGACTTAACAGACGGGCTAATATCAGGGATAGCAGGCGCAACATCAAATAGGTTCATTGTGTCTCTATTGCCCTTTGAGCTATCGGGGATTAAATGAGACAAAAAAGGCAGTGTGAAGATAATCCTCTTAATAAAGATAGCATTGGCATCTGCTCTATCTTTAGACGCAGACACTACCATTATTTTTAGTTGTGGATTTTTCCATAGTTGCCAAACAACGTAAGCACAGGTTATAAAGGACTTAGCAACACCACGGAAACCTTCTAATATAATGCGGTCACTAGGCGGGTGTTGTAAGTAGTTTGCAATATCATATTGGATAGGTGTGGGCTGCGGAAGACCTATACTCCGCCATACCATAAAGAGAAATATGCGGAAGTCCTCTTTTGCTTTCTCTATCTGTTCATCAGTCCATTCCAATCTCTATAAGACCTCCTTATCCGTTTTAAACGCTCTCAGAGCCGTTTAGAGCCGTTTTAATACGTTCCATGAGTAAACTATCCTATGATACTTTTAAGACGCTCTAAGAGCCTTCTAGGACGCTCTCAGAGCCGTTTTAATATGCTACATAAGGAAACTATCATGCAATACTTTTAAAACGCTCTCAGAGCCGTTTAGAGCCATTATAGAACGTGTTTGAGTTTCTTTTCCTTTTCATATAAATAGCCCTCCTTGTTGGTTACATCACTATGTTATTGTCAAAGTCAAAAGTAGGTATTTCCTCTACTGCTGTCTTTAGCTTAGGAATACCTTCTGTTTCGGGAGTGGTCATTAGCTTATTTTGTTGTAGGAATTTACGCACTGCACCTAGGAATGCAGGGTTACGTCTTTGCTCCTCGTCTCGCAGTCCTTCAAGTAAAGCATTTACTTCTTCTGTTGCTAATTGGTTTAAAAGCTCGTCAGGAATTACTGTCATGGTTTATATCGTCACCACCTTGCAGGATAACCTCTCATGTCAATATGCACAAAGTCGCTATAAATTCCGATGCCGTCCGCACCACAGTCCTCAGCAATCATAGCAAGCTCAAGAGGTGTCAGACCTTCAGGACAAATAATATCGGCTGCCGTGCCAAAGACGTGCTGACTATTCTCTACGCCGCCCACATCTCTATTGTGTCTAGGACAACGCACACCTGAACTAATCTCAAGCGGAACACCACCGCAAGCATCTCTAATCTTCTCAAGCACTTTAACAAGAGCTTTAGACACATCAGCACCAAAGTCCTTATAATCACAGCCACAGCGACACGCAAACTCGCTACTGTCAAAATGTTCAGATAATCTCATTTCTTGCTTTCCTCCTCCTCTTTTTTATAGAATGTCTTGTAAATCAGAATATACATCTGTATCAAGGCATAGATAATAGTTACAATGTACACCCAATCTGATAGGGGTACACCTAAAACAGACAAGGTACTTACACCAATCGGAGGTGTAGTTTTAATTACTTCAGAATTGTCCATGTATACCTCACACGTGGGAAATAATAAAAAAAGAGAAGAAGTGAACATTTGGCGTTTACTTCTTCTCTTTAGATTAAGTAGTAGTAGTAGTAGTTGAAGACGATGCAGTACAGTTACAATAGGGTCTAGGCACTGCAAAGGTAGGTACGGGGAACGGACGCAAAGAATTTACCAAGTAAGCGTTTTGTTGCATCTGACTATTGGATAAGCCAAGAGCAGATACTTGCTGTCTTAGATTAGCAATCTCATTGTCTTTTGCACTCATCTCCATGCAGTTAAGTTTGTCGAGGATACGTTGTGTATTCTCAGTCGCATTGGAGGTAATTTTGCAAGTGTTCAAAGCTCCTTCGTACTTCAAGCTATCAATGTTTTGGTTAATACCACAAAAGCCTTGTTGCATAATGGTATTAGAGTTTGCATCGCCTTGCATGACTGTCTTTTGTAAATCAAAGTTGTCACGCATGAGATTTTGACCTAGATTGTTGACACTATTGGTCAAGCTAAAGGTCGCATCGGATATGCCGTAAGACACTCCCCTAATTTGGTCTCCTAAAGTTTGCCAATCATTAGACGCATAAATAGCGGACTGGTTTGCAGCAGCAGCAGCGTTCGCATTGCCACCACCAAAGCCATTACCACCCATAAGTGCGAAAATAACAATCAGCCACATCCACATCATACCATAGCTCTGGCAGTCATTACTTTCTCTATGACTACCTCCGCCAACATTCATAACAGGTTGAATGTCCATAATAGATAATACCACCTCTCATTAATTACTTTATGCCAAGTTGAGACAATAAAGCAGGGAGGTCTACGCCCTTTTGTCTTGCAAGGTTCATTGCAATTTGTTGTACCTCTTGAGGATTTTTACCTTGCATCATCTGCATAGCGCGTTGCATGACAGGATTATTACCATACATCGCTTGAATAGCACTCATAGGATTACTTGTGTTATTCAGCTGACTTATCAGATGTACTAATTGGTTCTGCGTTTGTGTCTACCTCCTTCCTTGTAGTCATATACTTTTCAAGTTCGGCTACACGCTGTTCAAGAGACAATACAGGGTGTGTCTCATGCTGTAGCTTGTAGGTCTTAAAGACAGGTAAGCCATTCATGTCAATGCACTTAGTGTAGATGTAGTCTTCCCTAGGTGAAGGAAAGTAGCTGATACTACCGTCAAGGTCTATCTGTGCTACTCTCGCTTCATCTACACTTGTTACAACACGTCCTTTAAGTCCTAGCTGTTGTCTTTCCCATTGCATAGGGAACATAGAATACATATATGTATCACCTCACTTTGACAAGTATATTATAACCTGTATTTGAGGGAGATAAAGCCTTATAAAGGATGTTTAAAGTGCTTGAGAAGTACCTTTGATGTCTTGAGGTAAATAAGATGTATTATCTTTTTTAAAGAGGATAGGGAAATATTGTTGTCTAGTGATAGCTTTATTTGACTATCCTCATGTATAATTATACGATTTAGGATATGTGTCTGAAATGAAGTTAGATGCGCTTCAGAGACAAGAAAGTCATATTCGTCTTTGCTTGCTCTTTTGAGCCATTGACGCACAAGCTTATGTGTGTCTTTCATGAGGTGTATACTCACTTTCTGTCCCACCACACTCTTATAGAGCCATCGTCCACCCGATGTAAAAATTTAAATCAATTAGAGCTTACCACTGAATAGCTTCTTAATTTATTCTTCCGCTATCCACTTGTCAAAGACGGCTTGCAAAGCGTCATTCCCTTCGCTTTCTTCCACCGCTTCAAGCGCGGCTTTTTGTCGGTGTACTGTCCCCATAGCTCGCACCAATCGTAATACGGGCGCTCATTTTTGTCCTCCTTTCGGTTTTAGAGGATTACCAATTAATCACTTCCACTTCTTCCGCCGTAGTAGCTTCTTCTACCAAGGCTTTTAGTTCTCTGTATTTCTCATGCACCGCATTAGATTGTACAGCGAGAGTTACAAGTACCGCGTGCAGGTCAGCAGCGGTTACTGTCTGCACGGAGTTGTCGGCAAGTGTCCAATCAAGCGTTGCGCCCTCCCCTGCTTCTTCAAGAGCGGCGATGGCAATGTTGATGCGCATGAGAGATGTTTCATCAACATCAAAATTGTTAACAGGTGCAACTTCTGCTTTATCTCTTGCTGTCTTTAGTTCTGCAAGTTTAGCAGTTTTAGCTTCTGCTAAAAGTTCTTCAGCAGACGGCGCAGGAATTTCACGAATGATAAGGAAATAGCCTTTCTCTGCGTC